CCGACGACCTACGGTTTACAAAACCGTTGCTCTATCCAGCTGAGCTAATTTGGCAATTCACATTCACATTCTATCTGATCCTCAAACTCAAAGAGGAGAGGGTGCATCTCTTCCATAACAAGGTAACTGCTCCACTTATATAGTTCATCAATAGTCCAAGGTTCTATTAGTTCGCAACTCTCAAGGAGTTCGATTTCTGGAAAGTCGATTTCATCAAAAGTGTATGGAACACCGTTAATATACCAAAACTTGCACACGATAGGTGCATACTTGGTGTCCTGAATTAGTAGACGATAATCGAAAGTTACTTTGTACATCGGTTAAACACAAACGGTCCTTTTTCTGAGCCCCACAGTAAGTTGCCATTTCTATCCCATCCTTTATCGCTAGTAGCGAATTCAGTATTCGTGAGGGTAACTTTGGTTTCAACTCTTCTACCTTGGGGATCGAAGTAACCATCTTCTGTTTGTCCGATAAAACCTTCAGGAGTTGGGACAAAGATGGTATCCGCTAGTTTAACGAAATTGTTGAAAGTTTCAAGTAAAACTTTACCGTCCTCCATATCACTGACGTTATGTTGTCGTTCGCGATACGGTTTATCGGGACCCTCATAATCATACCACTGCTTAGTCTTCAGTTGTTCACCATCCCAGGTCACCTCGTAATGAACGTATGCAAAAGATGCTGGTGAATGTTGTGCTTGCCGAAGATTATGCCAATGATGAACGAATAGGTCTAGAAACTTCTCCATAATTCTAATCTATATATTTTCTTTTGAAGACAAAAGGTCCAGGAGTGTTACCCCAGGTTACACCATCATCACCTTTATCTACAGTGGTAAACTTATCTTTGGTGATAACAACTTCGGAAAATACCTTTACACCTTTGTGATTTACAGCACCTTCTATGGTGCCACCCTTGAAACCTTTATCAGTTTTTTCAAACCACATATCGGTTTCTTTGATGTTTGCATCACGAAAAGTTTCCAGGAGAATCTTACCGTCAACTTCTTTCACTTTATGTGATCGTTCACGGTATGTTTGTCCACTCCACTCATACCATTGTTTTGAGCACAATGTATTCCCAACCAAGTACCATTTGTAATGAATGTGTGCCCAGTTTGAAGGATTGCACTGTGCTTGGTATGCGTTGTCCCAGTGTCCTAATAAAAATTCAGTAAACTCATCCTCTAGCATTTTTCAATGTAGTAATCAAATGCATATTGCCGTGAAAATAACCATATGCAATGGTTGCAAGTGTACCTAAAAACAAAACACCCAGACCAATAATATTAGGAATGGGTGGTTCTAGGGTAGAGTTCGTTGTATCTGATGAATCTTCGGAGGTTTGGTTTGACATCTAAAGCATCGCAACAGTCAACATAGTCGTTCCACTCATCCTCCAACCCCATTTTCGACATCTTCAGGAGTAAGTTCTCCTGGTCTGAATCCGAGGAGGAGGTCGTAGAGTTCGTTTGCCCTATCCAACCCCTCTTTATGGTACTTGCGATATGAATCAACTTCTGCCAGAAGTTCTTCATAAACTCTACGAGGTGTAACTGTTTCATCGCCAAGATAATCTACAATAATGTCTCCAAGGCGATCTCGCCTTTGCTTTTCATAAACCGATTGCCATTGTGCAGGTGATACAGGTGGTGTTGGTGCTGTCCAGTAGTCGGCAATAAGGTCGTTTCGATCGTTGTTCATTTAAGATCCTTGTGTGCAGAGGCAGTTTCTTGTGCAACGAATGAGGCAAGTTCTGCGGCAGAGGGCAGATTGGTTCCAGGGATAGGAGCAGGACCACCGTACTGTGCCTGCTTCTCACGCTCTAGGAGTGCCTCTTCGATTTGATCGTTGATCGTGTTGTTTGTTTGGGCAACAGGTGCCATCACGACATTACCCTTCTCGCCTTCAATCAAGATGGTTTCGCCACGCTCAACTAATGTCATAAGGAAGTCAAAATTCGTCTGTGCTTCCTCAACTGTTACTCTAATCATAACTGATAATGTCTCATCTCAGGTGTTGTGTGTTGGTGGAGCACCTCTACGAATTCGGTGAATCCTTCTGCTCCTTCTTCCGTCCAATCGAACTTAACTTTTTCAAGGCGTCCCTCATTATCTTGTATGGACAGGGAGCGTTTTGGAAAATCGATCCAAACATAATCAACAAATGTTTCTTCCATTATGTATTCAGGATTTGGGGTATGCATCAATGACTTCAAGACCGTACATAGATGCAGCACGTTGCCTCGCTTCTTGGATTGTATAGCAATCCTCAACGATGACACGTTTGTGTGGTCCAGATGGACGGCGCATCAGCACCTCGTACTTCCGACCTTGCATAACCTCAGGTTGAACTGAGATTATTATAGCATCAATTCAGCAGAAGTGGCAATCCATAGACCTGGGTAGGACCACCCAAGCAACCGACTGTCATAATACCAGAACCGACGTTGTAAGAAGCGACACCTGTTGTGACGTTGTTTACGATAGCACCTGCGCCACCGTTTACAAATTCACCAATACCACCAGCAGCGGTATTCACCATCGTCACGTGTCCTCCAGCAGAACCGTTAACCATATCAACGATACCACCAGGAATGGTAGCACACTCAGTAATACGAATATGAGCAGCAGGGAGAGGAGAAGTTCCAAGACCAGTACCACAGATAGTAATATCAGGACCCTTGATCAGTGTCAGACGACCAGTCAGAGCAGGAATTGGGTTCATCATCCCGATCAGGGAGAAGTGCACGTTGTTGATGAACTCAGTTTTCCAAGCACACTCGTTGATGATCTCACCAGAGATAGAGTTCATCAAGGAAGATGCCTTGACTGTAACAGCAGAACCGTTAAGGTCTAAGTCGTTCAGCGCAGACAATGTGACGTTGGGTGCTTGTACTTTCCAGTCACCCTCGTAGATAACGTCGTAGTCTGATGCAAATGTTTGTGCACCCTTCTTCTGCTTTGCGTCACCAGCAGGTTCACCGCCTTCATCAGTTTCAACACCCTGAGAGACGTTGATGTTTTGGGTACCTTGAACTTCCAGGTTGAAATCACCCATAACCTTCAGGGTGAAGTCACCTTCGATAGTCATCGCTTTGTTTGCTTTGACTGTCTTACAATCATCGTTACCAATAATCTTGGTTTCATTACCAGGAATGTTTGTGTGTTGGTCACCCATTGCCGTAGCAATCGTGGTTTGACCACCACTGTGTTGAACAATAGTTTTCTCTTTACCTGGGGTGGCATCCTGAATTGTTTTTGCACCATTCAAGAACGTTGTCACCTGCGTAGCGTAGGTGTCAATGTTAGTAAACAGGTCAGAGAAGTAGTCACCCTTGGATTTTGGATTTCCAGTGGAACTATCAATAGTGATTTCCTGCTGGAGATACTCGGGAACTGACGTACACGTCGATGTTCCTAATAGTGGTAACCAGAATTTTTGTTTAGGTGGTGCTAACGATCGTCCGCAATCCTTATTACCGAAAAGTGCCTTAAGGATGTTGAGAAGAATTGTGATCAAAGAAGACCAGTTGATCTTGGAGAAGTCAAAACTAAAAAGTGACTGAAGAGAACCACCAAGTTTCTTTGCTGCGTCCAGTCCTTTCTTAGCAACTGCAACTGCCTGAACAATCTTCTGACCGATTGCTGCAACTTTTCCCATCTGTGCTTGGATATTACCAACCACTTTGTTCACAGTGTTTTGAACTTTAGAAGCAAGACCGCCGACAACTTTGTCAACGACCTTACCCGCAATATCTGAGGCAAATCCTGATATATTTCCTAGTGCACCCCTAATAGCACCCAAGATATAACTTGCTTCAAAATTACAGAACAGACTGAAGATGAACTCAGCGAGTTGCATCAGTGTGTTCAGAATGCCCAGTGGAATGATGTTGCTCAGTGCAGAGAGAAGAGTATTCAGCAGTTGTTCAATGCCTTGTGCAAGGATACTCTTGAGCGACGACATAATGCCACTAATGGCACCGCTAACAGCATTCTTAATACCTGCTAACGTCTCGGAGATGATATTGTTTCTCACCTTCTTACCAGTGATGAGAGATACAAGGTTACCATCTTTACCTTGGGCGAGGGATCCGCCAAGTTGACCAAACTCGGTCAACATCCTATTGAGGTCTTTCTCAAAACCTTCACCATTAGGTCCACTCAAACCATCAGCAATACCCTGTGCCTCAGCGGGAACTTTGATAGGGTTAGTTGCGTAGTGACCAGGAGTATTTTCTTCAAGTTGAGAAATTATACCACGACTCTTTTCTTCACCACCATTTTCATCACCAGGAGTCTGACTACCAGCAACATTGAATGGGTGACCGCCGTGTGCATCCTCACCAGTGATGGTCTTTGCCTGAGGGGGTAGATCCTCAAGTGCTTCGTCAGAAGATGCCAAGACTGTTGCCTCAGCACCCTCATCAGTAGACGGCTCTCCGCTTGGATCTTTACTACTCGCCTTGTTCTTAAAACCGCGAATAGAACCGAGAACAATCGGAACCTGTGCTTCCTCGCCATCGAGGAAGAAACCTAAGACAACCGCACCGACCTGTAGTTCACCCTTTGTACCAGTGTTCTTGATACCAGGTTGGTCAGTGGGGAGCATAACTGCTGCCCACGGAAGAGCTTCTGTTGGAACTTCATCAAGATACGATGTCTCGCCAGCACCAGTGTACCAACCGACAATACGCACTTTGACGCGACCCATCAGTTGTGGGTCTTTAATGGATTCGACTTCGCCCACCCACCAGGTGAACCCGTCACGACCCATTACGTCAGATTTTCCAAGAGAACTCAGTTGTGGCACGTTAATATATTATGTCCGTGAAGTTATTTAGACAAGAACCCGTTCTCTTCTAACCACTCACGTGTCATAGGTGTTGGATCATAATCACTCCACATAGTGCCACGAGCACAGGAGTCGAGTGCTTTCTGTGTCATATTCTCAGTGCGTCCTGCCCAACCTGCTTCCGCTTCCCAGGGCACAGCGTGTGGGGGATAGGTACGTTCTGCCATAGTACGCCAGATCATAGGCACAGACTCTTCAGGCATAATGATAGCGATCATATTATTTTTGATCGTACCTGCCATACAGTCTTGTGCAGCGTGCCAACCTTCGTGACGAGTAACACTCATCAGGATGTGTGGACGATGGACGTGATCCTTGTTGAGATAAAAATGATTACTAACAGTATGATAAACACCGCGATGACCAGGGGGAAAATATTTGGGGTCTGCCAGATAGACATTTGTTCCAATCTGACTGAAAGATTTCATAATCTTATCGAACTCGTCAGCAACAGGACTCCAATCAGAATCAGGGAATGCTTTACGGAGATCTTCTGAAGATTTGATCTGCTGTACACCATTAGTACACTCTTGGAGCAACATACACCCCATAGCGTCCATAGTGTGATAACCCTTTGTAATCTTGTCTTCGCCTGCCATAACAGGCATCATCGATCCGTGCAGTGCACCCAGGAGTGCACCAGCAATCATTACATCACGCATAGGAAATCCATCCAGTAACAATAAGTTTTTCTTCTTTAGGCGCAGGTACTCCGTGGTGGAGATGTGTCCAGTCTACTGGCCAAATCAGCGTTAGACCTTTCTTGGGTTGAATTGCCAGATCCTGATGGACCCATTGCGTTTCACCGCCTTCCTCCACGTCATTCAAATATGTCATCCAAGTTAGATGACGGAACGATGTTGTCTTGTTAGAACCAACTCTCTCACAGTGAGGTTGGGAAAATGCTTGCCCTGGTTCGTAGTGTTGGATATTGAATGGTTCAATAACCTCAAGATCTGCCATTTTAGCCCAAGGATATTGTTCAACATATAGTTGAATACACGCTTGAACCTCGTCTAGGTACGTTACAATTCTAGGGTCTTTCAACCAAGAAGGAACTGCCATATCGGTGGAGTTTTTGATCAATGGATCAACTCCACCGCTATACTCACCAGGGACTTTTTCTAGGTAGTCACATTCATTCCAAAAGTCGATCACCCCATCGATGACCTCTTCCTTCATTGTGCCACCAGCAATAAACGATTGTACTGCTGTCATAATTATCGAAATAAATTAGTTGTCGTGGACCTTACACTCGGGAGCACCAGGTTCTTGGTCACAGTACAGTTCTAGGGCAGTTGGATCGTGGTGGTCACCTGCTGCAATCTCTTCTTTGTGGTGTTCCACGTAATCTTCCAAGTCGTGCAATTCGCCCTCAATGTGACGACGCATTTGTGGAGAAACTGTAGGATCTTCGAGGATCTTTTTGTCCTGTTCGATGTGTGCTTCGATGTTTTCCATTTTACCTCAGGGTACGTGTGTTACTGCATAGCAATACTATCTTTAGCGAGATTCAGATATGTTGTAATGCCATCTGGGGCATAATTATGTCTGAGTCCTTTAATAAGATAGTTACCAGAGTAGATTTCGTCAACCTCTGCCCTTGAACTTGATTGTGATGATTTGGGGATTTCCACATCAATCACTTGACCGACGGTTAAGTTTACATTACCAGGCACTTGTATGTCAAGGGTGATCGCGTTGAGGAGTTGCCAACGAGAAAAAGAATATGCACTGGAGCGAACTGTATCAAAATCCATATTTGCCGCAGCGGCATCGGAATTTTGCATAGTCTTGGAATCTTTCATTCCAGGCAGTGCTCTAATCTTAACCCTTGTTGGATTTTTGTCTGAGAAATATTCTTTATTCACCTTCGGGAAAGGGAAGGTATCATTAAGAATACAACCTCGTGATTTGGCAAGACCAAACACAGTGGTTAATCCCATATTTATTGGTTTATGGATCGACCCTGTTGTTTTGTCTGCACTTGGCAACATTCCACCTGTCATAGCAGGAACTTTGACACCAATAACAGTGTTACTGTATGCACCAGTTCTCATCTTTTCCAGATGGTTTGCCCTGTCAGGGAACTTCACGCTTTCGATCTTAAAAGCATTCTTGTCCGATTCACCGACGTTTGCCTGCTCAAATGTGTATTTCACGGGTTTTCCGTCTACTTTGCACAATGAGTCGATAGTGGCAAAACGTACAGAATCCTTATCTTCAAAGAATCGGAATCCTGATGTTTTAGTATCTGCACTTACGCACTTGTCAGTTATATAGTTGATAACATCAAGTGCTCGCCAGTGGGGAGCAATAAAATTGAAGTTTCCTTGCGTTCCCTCAATTTTAGCACCTTTTGCACCCAAATAATCATTACACATATCTTTGACAATATCCGAGGCAGGTTTACCTTGGAATGCCTTAAAAACTTTTTTAGTCTCACCTGCAATGATAAAAGGAGACACAGTGTAAATCACGTAAACCTGCGATTTCTCCTGTTTGATGATATTGCCAATCTTAAAGATCTGCTGCTCAATCTTTAGTGTTGTACCAGGTGCAGAATCAGTCTCAAGTTCAATAGTAATCTTCTCATTACCAGTGAGTGAGTCAATTAAGTCGATTGAGTCATTGATAATAAATTCACATCTAACAGATGCAGCATCAATACTTTCGATATAGTTAAAACCAGAGCAGATTCTCTGGATGTCAAGATTTGCATTATTGCCACTTTCCCTCTTTCTTGCGTCCTGAAACTTTCCAGGGGAAGTTGCAGGATCTAACTCCAGAGTAAAATCCTTGATTGTATATCCTTTCGGTTGATTAGATGCCATTAGAAGAAGTTACTCAATGGGTTAGCAAGTTCGGCAAATGAACCAAATCTGCTCTTCAAGAAATCTGTAGCAGGGTTTTCTGCCGAGGGAATAGGAACAGGTGTACCTTCTCCACCTGCTGCACCAGTCTGTGAAGTAGCAGTTGGCAGCACAATCGCTTCGGCAACGATTGTTTTGACTGCTTCTTCCATATTGCCTGCTTTAACTTCGGCAGCAGCAGTTTTAACCTTTGCCAAAGCATCTGACAGGAACTTACCAGTAATGTTACCACCAGGGATGACAGAACTGATAACAGGCATCGCTGCTTTAGTGATGTTCTGTGCTGCTCCAGCAACGTTACCAAGCATACCCATTGCAGCACCAACTGCGGGTCCACCAAATATAGATCCAGCGGCAGATGCAATACCTTTTACGAAACCACCAATACTACGTTGGGGCAATTTGCTATATGTAGGAGATGGGATATTGACCGTTTTGTTGAATGTCGGTGTAAATGCATTTGCATAGTTAAACTGTCCACCAATGGAAAACTCAGGTGTTTTGTAACCATACGATTTTGCCTGTGCCATCCGACGACTCGTCAGACCAGGATCTCTTCTAGTATGGGGGGTATCAAAAGGTATGACGAAACCGCCTGAGGATCTTTGTGCGACATATTCTGTTCCGTGACCGATAAAGGAAACGGACTTACCGCCATCCATAGACACTGGGTAACCAGATTGTGGTCCACTGATCCATCCACCCTTCGACAGCAGGGGTGGCATTCTAAACAGTCCACCAGCAGATTTTTCTTCTGTACTTTCTGCAGACTTAGTTGGATCTTCTGCTTTACCACCATTTACCAACTTCAATAGATTGGTGACACCTTTCAGAAGTAAAATTAGTGGTTGAAATGCAATCTTACCAATAAATTCTGCAATTTCTTTTAATTTGGGTAAGTGTGGTTTGATGAACTGAGTCAGTTTATCAATAGCAGGACCCATCTCAACAAACAGTTGTTCCAGTGCTTCACCAACTGGTTTGAACGTCTCTTCCAGGAATTTCATAATTCCCCCGAAGACATCCTGCAATGTATTGAAGAAGTCACCAACGATTGGTCCTAGGAACTTACCTGCCTCCTTACCTAGGAAACCACCCAGAGCATTACCAATGATACCACCAAGAGGACCAGCAATCTTGTTGCCAAGCATTCCAAGTCCAACAGCACCAACAGTAGTACCTGCAGCTGCCCCACGTGCTGCTGCTACTCGATCCTCTTCAGGACCATCGTAGTTCTCCATCACGTCCTGATAGGCAAAGTATCCTTGGGTAGCACCCATAGCAACTTGACCTAACGCAGTCCCACCAAGTGCTTTACCAATGTTCAGAATACCTTTACCAACTGTGGTAATGATCTTTGTGAAGTTGGCAATCGTCCCAATAGGATCCCTCAGGAACGCAAGACCCAATAAGGCTGCACCAGCACCAAGTAATAGACCGCTGGCACCTTCTAATCGTTCTCGCCAGGTCTTGTCTTCGCCAAATGTTTTCTCCCAGTTTTCACTAATCCATTCCGTCACCCAATTAAAGGTATCCCTCATCCAGTTGAAGAAGTTACCTATTCCATCGACTACCTTTTGTATTCTCTCTCGATTCGCTGGATCGGATAACCAATCCAATGCTGTAAAGATCAGGAAATCTTTAAGGAACTTAAATAAACTCTCAAGGAAACTTGCACCACCCTTTACAACACCACCAACAATTTCTTTTGCTTTGCCTTTTGTAGATTCTAATCTACCCTCTCTATTTCTATCCCTTTGTAACTGTGCTCTCCTGTCTGCTTGTGCCTGAGCTGTCTGCTGAGCTGCACGTTGACCCTGTAATGCTACAGCAATACTGTTTACAGTTGCACCCAGGGAATTAACTGCATTTATAGTTGCCGTGAAATTTGACCCAGCAATGGTCTTATTTCCTACGCTAATCGTTGCACCCGCATCTTTAGGTGGGGTTACATACTTGTAAAATCTAATTTTTGATTTCGCTTCTGCCATTAGCTAACTGAGGTAGAGACTGACCCAGGAACAAGAGTTGCTCCTCCGCCTCCGCTAGAAGCGGTGACAACTGCGGGTTTGATTATCGGTTGCAAGATCACTTTAGGATCTGCGCCACTTTCATTTTGTAGTTGTGTAGTGGATTCCGATTCGGATCTACTAATCAATTCGGTCTTCCTATTATTTAGATCACTACTAGGATCTACCTTGGTAGCTACCATATCTGCAGGAGAATCCTGTGATGGCATACCCTTCAGTCTGATACCACCACCCCACTTAGCCCAGGTCAACACACTTGAAAGGGATCGGGCGTGGAAACCATTTCTTGAGTTGTGGTCATACTGCATACCATTCTCTCCCATCACACCGACGTGTGTGACGGCACCAGGAGTGAAACCAGTTATGGTATCTCTATAGAGAAGAATGTCTCCAGGTTTCAGTTTGGACTTGTCCATAATATGCTGACCGAGGTCAGTACCAGCAAATGATGCTGCAAATGTTGGTCCAATGAACTGTGTACCGTCAGGATCAAGGTTACCTGTCTTGGTAGCAATCGTATCCCACTTTGGATGACCTGCTGCCTTCAAGTATGCACGAACAGACATCGCGCACATATTGCTGACGCCTTGGTACTTACCAATGACTTTCTTCGCAGCAGCAGTGACACCAGAAGCACTGATAGGTATTCTACCATCACCGCCACCAGAATCATCTTTAGACTGAGCATCTATTCTTGCCTGCTCCTCCGCCATTGCCTGAGTAGCTTTCGCTTCTTGCTCAGACTTTGCTTTTGCTAGTTCTTTTTTTCTTACCTCAACAAGAGCAACGGCAGCCTCATATTGTTTTCTAGCATCTTGAACATCTTGAGCGGCGGTTGTATTATCAAACCAGTCCTTATGGTTAGGACCTTTTTCTTTAACAATAGCTTCCCGTTTTGCAATCAGTGCTTTGGCACTCTCTACGTCATTTACTGCACCTCGCAGTTTCTCTTCCGCTTTTACTACATCATCTTTGAATAGACCCATAAAGTCTATTTTCCTCAGGACTCTACCAGTACCTTCAACAATTCCAGAGACAGCATTGGCACCAAACTTGATCAACCACATCAATCCGTTGACTGCCTTAGCAATATTTCCACCTAAGAACTTTGCAATCTCTTGAACTGCACCATCAATCAGAGGTTTACAGAAGTCTGCAATCATCTGCAGAATAGGACCAAGTTCGTTGAACAACTCCTGAACAGGTGGGAGAAGAGGTTCAAAGTATGACGTGATTATTGGAAGTAGAACCTCCATAAACAGCGTCTTCATTGGTTTGAGAATTGGTGTGATTGCTTCACCAATAAACGCACCAACTTTATCACCAAGGAATCCACCAAGAACACTACCAACCAGTGGTGCAAATGGACCCAGGATAGGTGTAATCAGTGCTGTAAGTGCCATCGAACCGATGGTTGCACCAATACCACCACCTGCTGCCTTCTGAACGCTGTCTCCCTGTGCCAGTCTAGTTCCAAAGGAAATGAGACCAGCACCGCCAGCCATCACCTTAGAATTTGTCAGACCTTTCCTAATATTACTTCCTAAACCTTGTTTAACTCTCTGTAGTTTACTGGGACCAAACCTTCTATTGTATGCAGCATCACCATATCTCTTTCTAAATCTCTCCTTCGCAGCAATACTAGCATTACGATTACGCTGCGCTGCTGTTGCTGCTCTTATCTGCTGTGGCGACTGTGGTTTTGGAGCAGTATTTTTCCTATTACCACTGACAAGTCTCATCAACTTGCCAATATCACTCGCAATCTTCCACGGACGCAAGATGCGTCCCACCAACCAAAGTCCACCGATGCCACCCACCAGTTTCAAAGCACCCATCAGAAGACTATCTTCTGAGAATGCCTCCATAATCATATTGACTGACGCTGTACCAATATCCCAGGCAGTTTTTAACCACCCACCAATAATAGGTAGAGTCGTCCTAAGAAATTGTTCATTCTTTGGATCAGCTAACCAATCCAACATAAAGAATGTGATTGCCTTCTCTGCAATCCAAATGAATGGTTCTAAAAACGCATCCAACCACCCTTTACTCTTCTTTGATGTTTTCTGTAATGACTTATCTTTTTTTACACCCTTTTCTACATCCTGTTCAAGTCTGTTTTCTCTCGATCTATCTCGCCCAAAGTTCGCAGTTCTCTGCTGTTGGTTGAGGAGATCCATCTTATCCTGATGCATTCCAGTCAGGATTTTTCCTAGATCTTCTACAACAGTCCCCAGGCGATTAACAGACGTAGTAAGACCTGCGATAGGGTCCACACGTGGACTACCCTGTACCGTAGTTGGTAAAAATGATCTTACTTTTAGTGCTGCCATTAAAGTGATTGATGTTGTCCGTTTGCTTGCCTCTGTCTAGCTTCCTCCTCTCGAAGGTATCTAAGCAGAAGGTTCACATACACATCCCTCTCCCAGGGCATCATATTTTCAAGTTCAGTCAGACTGTACTTGTGGTGTTGCATAAGAGCGAAATTCGTCTCATACAAGTTCAACAGAGAGTCGTGCGCTAGGGCTACGCGAAAAAAGCCGCTAGACCTTCAAGAGTAATAGTGCTGGTAACCTCAGTCTTAGGATTGAATAGTTCAATCTGGTGACTCAACTTGGGCATAGTCTCGAAGAACTTCTGAACGTCTTGGAACTGCTTAGAGTTCATAGACTCATAGAATTCAACAAGTTCTGCCTTCTTGTAGTCCTTAGCTGCGTGGAGTTCGTCTCCTTCAGCGATAGATTCAGTACAATCTGCTGCCAGTTTGAAGATGTCATCAATACCAGGATTGTCAGACAAGTTATTCTTCACAAATGTATCCAGGGATGGATACTTCATAGTCAATGTCACTTCATCATTCAGTTTGACAACGTTGGTGTGGTCATCAGGGACAGTAACCTCAATTTGATCAAGGTTCACTTCCACATCAACTTGAGTCTCTTCATCATCGGGGCAGGTGAGTTTGAACTCACTAATTTCACCAACAGACTTGGCACGAATCTTAAGGAAGAGGAATTCAATCTCAAATGTGGCAAGATCTTCGACCTTCTTGACACTTGTGCAATTCTTGATGATCTCTTTCACCGCTTTCATCATTTCCTTTTGATCCTGAGTTTCCATTGCCAGGTACAGCAACTTCTCTTCACGGACTAGGAATGGTCTGTAGGTGACTTTTTGACCACGAGGGAGCACACATTCATAATCAGGAATGCTCAGTTTTGGTAAAGGCATTGTGTAAAAAACAATTCAGTAATTCTATTTAGACCCCAAAGCGGGTGTCGATTCCAAATGCACCACTGGAGAGTATCTGTGTTGATGCATTGAAGTCATCAAGAATGATGTCGGATGTCCACTCGTTCCTTCTCTTGACTTTGGTTGTAAATCTATAACGTTCGTACTTAAACTGCACATCCATCTTCATCAACTGTGCTTCATTAGAGTACGTGATGTTACTAATATTAAAAGGAAATGCTCTCGCAAAACAATACACACCAGTTGCTTTATTCAGTCTAGAGTATCGAGGCTCTCCATCGACTGTGGTCTTAGCAACAATGTTAGATCCAGTTTCCCACTTTCTTACTGTAATATCTGTGGTGTAGTGATCGTAGAATGCCACACGGTTTTCATTGTCAGGCGCAATAGCATTCATCCACTTCTCAAAGAAATTTCTATGCCAGTTGTTTTTAGTCAGCAAGAATGAAACAGACAATTCATTTGCAGTCTGACCAGTACCATATGTTCTAGTGATTCCAATCTGCTTGACCTCACCTGTGGTCACGTTACGAGAAGGGATAACAACGGAGTCTGCCAGGTAATTAACCGCTTCATACATCTCTCTAGTGTCAGTTCTGAAGTTTGGAACTGTCTCTGAGGCTTGGAACATTATAGGGAGACCCATCTCCACACTAAAAAGATTACCCTTCGATGGTTCAAATGAACCTGACGAGAGTAAATCACGAAATTGTAGGAATGAATTAGGGACGCCCATTAGAGTCGCTTGTAAATTATCGTGCGGGGTATGTCTAGCGTTCTACCGTTAGATGTCATTACGAATTGTTCCGAGGGAATTAAACCAATATCTTGCCACTCAGAGTTTTCGATGCCATATAACGGAGTAAGTACATTGCTCCTCAAGTATTTATGCAGTGTCTTAGCAGGTGCTGCTGGGCTGAACCCAGTGAACCTGTACTCAGGTAGCAAGTAGTGTACATTTGCACCCCAGAAGTGCGTTGCATCCTCACCATAGATGTACACCATTGGGAACTTATCCCAGAACTGCATCTTCTCACCGTACTCTGCACGATACCCGAATGTCACTGCTGTTCCAGGCATCACGCTGTCAACACCCTTGACGTTAGAGCTCAAGTAAAAGAACAACTGGTTACGCCACCACGATGGTTTCTGTGACTTGTTGTTTGCTAATGATTTTATGTCGGTGAATGCACTCATACTTTGAGCTCTTTCTCTGTGAGAATAAGGAACTTCATCCTCCTGTCATCACAAAATTCTTTCGCTGCCTTCCATTTGGCATCATTGACAGCGTATGTCTTCACTTCATTTATGTATCTTTTGGTTTGCCGTTTAGGTTTCTTGGGGGGCGCACACTGGGCTTTCGGTTTAACCTCGATAATGAACTTCTCAATCCCTCCTTGCCTGGTGCGTGCTCGTATATAAAAGTCTGGAAAATAGCGGTGAATCCTACCGTCAACAGGACTACGGTATGGAATGACAATTTCTTCCGAACCCCACTCAAGAATTGATTCATTTCTATCACACCATACCATCAGTTTACGTTCCCACAAAGATCTATAAATAATGTTTGTAGGATCCCCCTTATACTTTCCAGGGTAACTTGGCTGAAACCTACCTTGATAAGATCTCTGTTGTTTCATCAATGTCAATAGCCCCACTTGTATATCCAAGAGCTCTCCCTGAGATGCCATTCACATCGCGTGATGGTATCGATGCTCAGGATGCCGAAGAGACTAGAGTTGTAGATTATCTGAAGATTCAGGTCTACGATAGTTCTAGCAATGCTGGCAATCCATACACATATATGGGAAAGAATCCTGGTGGTATGTATGCTCCCAACGGAGGGTCGAGAGGTGAACCGATTCGTTTCACTATTTATCTATATCTTCCCAATAATCTTTCGGAATCGTACAACACCATCTATAACGAGACCACTCTAGGTCCCGCTGGTGTTGGTGCTCTGAAAGCATTATCAGAACAAGGAGCAGGGCAGGGTGGAGATCTAGTCCAGAACATCCAACAGTTTGCAGCAAGTACAAAACCTCAGTTTGGTTTGAACGCTATTGCATCTGGTCTTGGTGCTGTGAACAGTTCTCTTGGTCTTGAAGGAAGTGTCAGCGCACAAGATATTAACGCACTTGTCAATAAAAAAGTGTTCAACCCGTACCAAGAAGTTACCTTCCGTGGTGTGAACTATAGAGAACACAGTTTTAACTTTAAGATGGCACCTCGCAATCCAGAAGAAGCGAGAGAATGCTACAACATCTTCAACGCACTCAGAAAAGCAATGCTGCCATCAGTTAGTGGCACTTCTGGTAACTATGATCCGTTGGGGAATGTTGAAGAAGGTTCCATTATGGAAAAGATTATGAAGTCTGGCACCGAGTCATACGGTGGTGCTAGATACCTGAACATCCCTGACTATGTTAGATGCTCGATTGTTCGTGTCGAGTCAAATGGTTCTGGAGATACTAAAGTTGAAGAGATCAGTGGAAAAGGTGCACGTCTCAGAGAGATTATGCAGTTCCCAACCAAGATGGTGATCACTGGACTGAATATGAACGTCACACCTGACGGTCAGATGAATACTTTGAAAGGAATCAATAGCGAACTGGATGATTATGGTCCTGCCGCTATGGAAATGGCACTTACACTGAAGGAAACTGCCTTCATCACACGAGATATGATCAGATGAGTTATTTTAAGTATCTTCCCAACGTATACATCAGAGATCGTGCTCAGATCAATGGTAATCATCCTTACCAACTGACTAAGAACATCTTCCGTCGCATCAAGATCAGAGATGATCTTCAAGGTGCACTGCTTGGATTTGTACAATATGAAATCGGTGAGGGTGAGCGTCCTGATCAGATTGCTAACGTGTTGTATGGTGACCCTGGTTTGGACTGGGTTGTTCTTCTCTGCAATAACATCATCAATGTCTATGATGATTGGCCAATGACAAGAGAGCAATTATATTCTCACGTGTTGAACAAGTACGGTTCAGTTGATAAGGTCAGTCACTATGAAACGTATGAAATAAAAACAACAGACGGTATCAAGGTTCTGGATGAAGGACTTATTGTGAATGAGTCGTTCCAATTCATCAGACCCGATGGAACTATAGTTCCTAAAGCAGATTCTAGGAAACCAGTCACGTATTATGAGTTGGAAGCAGCGGAGAATGAAAAGAAGAGAAACATCTTCTTGCTTCGTGAAGGTTATGTCAATGATTTCGTAAAAGAGTTCAAGAAACTCGCAGCATATCTACCACACGGTGAGATCGATGTTGACGGAAACAAAAAGACCCCAACAACTCTTGCTGAAGAGTTCATCGGGATCACAAACTATAGAAAACCCAGTCAAAGCACTGCTTCAACTGGGTCTGCATCTGGTAGTGGTTCTTCTACTGCACTTATCTCCTCTGGAGGTTCTGGTGGCGGTACGAGCACAGGTGCAACAATCGTCGAAGATACTACAACAACGGTTAGCACAACACCCTCAACCTCAACCACTTACGGTAGTACCAGTAGCACATCCTCTTCAAGCAGTAGTTCCTCTTCCTCCAGCAGCAGTTCCAGTAGCGGCAGCAGTGGCAGCAGTGGATCCAGCGGTAGTTCCTCTGGATCGTCTGGATCTAGTGGATCGTCTGGATCATCTGGATCTAGTGGATCATCAGGTGGTGGAGGATATTACGGCGGCGGATACTAATTAGAAACACCAACCGTCTTTCTTGTAGAAGTAACACGGAACACCGTGTTCATTGTACTTGTTAGGGCGAAAGTAAGGACCACCGTGATGATAATGATGGTGGTGATGGTACCTACGTGGTTGTCTAGTAGGTCTGACTGGTTTGTACCAGCAGTTCCAAGTGTGGAACAGTTGATCGTAGACACAGTGTGAAGGTTCTACTTCAAACCCATCACCAGATCGCCTGGCGTGACCCGCCATCGCAGGAGATGCGACGAGTAGAGTTGCAAGTGCGATAGCGAGTCGTTTCATAACCTTTAGTCTTCTTCTGCAAGTTTAGCAAAGTAAGACATATGATCTTCATCCTCTGTGCCAGTTGTTTTACTGTCCACAGTGGCGGTCCAGGAAGGTGCCTCGGTATTACGAGAGGTAATATCAGGGGCATTAAAGTCAGATTCTGCCTCCAGCGTTTCTTCATCGATGCGAGTGGCAGCAGGACGACCAAGCACTTGCTTCATACGTGCCTCAAGTTCCTCATAGGACTTGAACTGATCATCAGAAGTGAATGATGCAAGGTCGTGCATCGAGTTGTACACCTCTTCAAGTTCAGTGTCAGACTTACCACCAAGGACATCAGGTGTAGTGAACACTGAGTCATCGTAGTTCCAGAAACCAGCAACTTGCTTGATCTTCAGTTTGAAGTCAGCACCCTTCCAGAGATCGAAAGGATTGAATGCAGGTTGCGGATCATAGTCGTTCTCGTCGGGTTGCATCTTTGCCATCAGTTTGTCAAAGATACGCTTGCCGTACTTGTACAGGAAGACCTTGCCTTCGTTCTCAGGATTCAGAGGATCCTTGACGACATAGATGTTGCTGTAGTACGACAACTTACGCTTTTGTTTACGTGCCACGTCCTTGTCTGCTTCAGATCCACTGTTCCAGAGAGCAGTGTTAGCAGCACAAACAGGACACTTTTCACCTTTGGTAGTGGGGCAGTTGTCAATCAACCAACCACCAGGACCTTGGAAAGCGTGACTCCAAACCTGTGCCCACGGAAGGTCACTACCTTCGGACTCAGGAAGGAAGCGGATAACGGCAAACCCGTTGCCACTCTTATCCACTTGGGGTTTCCAGAAGCGTTCATCGACTTTCTTGCCGCCGCTGGACATTTTTTCAATCTCTTTGGTCAGGTTAGCAAATGAACCAGACTTCTTCTTGAGATTTGCAAAAGACATTGTGTGTTCCTCGTGTGTGTTTTTGTTGTGTGTACTACCCATTAAGGGTAACGCATTATTTAGGCGTTGTCAAGACTGGATTTCAAAGCACGAAGTTTGTCCTCCATCTCATCCAATACTTGGTTGATGTGCTTCCCTGCGGAATACATCTCGGTCATCGTGTCGATCCTGTGCTTTACCTCACGTGCCTCCTCGTCATCGTAAGACATCAGTGCAAGTCTAGCATAGAAAACCTTTTGTTTGGCAATAAGTTCCAAGGTTTTCGTAACGTGATCCAGTTTCTCTTCTGAATTCAGGTTGGGGAGATTGTAAGATAGTTTGGCGAGTCCAAGATAGAGACTCTCCATCTCCTTTAGTTCTTCTCTAATTACATTTGATTCGTAAAATGGTTGCTCCGTCATATCGGGAGGACTCCTCTGCTTGTTCGTTTAACGTAGTTTAATTCTTGGGCATTAAACTTAATCTTGTCTTTCAGCGGTTTTGAGATGAGTTTGTTGACAGTATCAACCTCAATCTCTAACTCGTCACATACCACAATGACAGCATCAATGTAATTCACAAGACCATTACTATTCTTCACCACGTCTTCAACCATCGTTGAAAACTTTGCTTGTGTCATAAATTTGTCTTTGAATTCTTTCATTTAATGGATTGCATAAACTCTTGGATGTACTCCTCAAGAAGAACGTAGTAGTAATCGAGATCATACTTTTCAATGATCTGCATACCACCTTCTTCAGTTGCAATAAGGGTGACGATCTTGTCAACCTTTACGCCACTACGTTCGTAGTACATCGCAGCGTATGCAGTTTCCTGAACGAAATAGTTTTCAATCCAGGATTCTTTCTTCTCCTTAGTGGATGTCTTGAAGTCGATGACGGCAAGTTCACCGTCGAACTCTGCTATGCAGTCAACACGACCAGCAATGCGAAGACTATCACTGTAAAGAGGACTCTCAAGAAGATGAATGTTGTTGATACGATGAAGAGTTTCCTTAGCAGTTTTGAATAGGAAAGAGGCAAGAGGGCTCTTATCATCGAATGAAACCGTTTCGTTCTTCAAGTATGATTCTACCATACTGTGAAACTTATTGCCACGTGCTGATGCTCTCCCGCTAATTTTGTTAGCTTCTGCTTCACCGACACGCTTACGCCACTTGATAATAGAATCCTTTTTACGATGACTGGTGACAGTCGTCACGGAAGGATACCATTTACCATCACCAACTTCATATAAACGAAGACCGTCACCTTTAGTGACGGCATTCATTTCAGTTAGTGGAACGGGAGGTCCCACTGTTTTGAACATAATTACATACCAAGGTTAATTTTGCTAATCAGATATTCTCTGACCAGACCAGATCGAACGATGTCTTCAATACCAAACTCTACGACATCAAAAGACTGCATTGTCTGAATGATTCTCATAAAGTCCAGGACACCATTCTTCTCGTTGGATTTTACAAGGTCGGACTGTGAGTAGTCACCACTAAAGATGATCTTACAGTTTTCACCTACCCTAGTAATTATACTATCAAGTTCGTGGAAATTCAAGTTGCTGAATTCATCCACGATGATGACACAGTTGTCCATAGTCACACCACGAATGAATGAGGTGGACCAGAAAGATACTGTCTCTTGAGAACGTAGATTGTCATACAACATTTCAAATGCTGCATCATCAGGCATCTCAAACATATACTTCACCATATTCTTGTATGGAATCTGGTACAAGTTTGACTTGTCTTCGTGGTCTCCAGGAAGGAAACCAATTTCACGTGTTGGAACAAGAGATCTCACCATATATACCTTCTCGTATGGAGAAGATGGTTCCATCACATCTTTCAGTGCCAGGTACAGACTGATAAAAGTTTTACCAGTACCAGCAGCACCGTGAAGAATTAAATTTTTGCCTTCAGCATACGATGTGAACACTCTCTCCTGGTTTGGAGTGAGTGGTTCAATAGTCTTGAGATGATCAAGGTTGATCGGTTTCTTACGACGCATCTGTTTAGCAGACATACTAGACGATACTGGGGTCTTACGCTTTCTCGGTGGCATAATTTAGGTGAAACGACTCAAATTTGCGGCAGGGTGAGCAGCTTGGATCTTCTGCATTACTTGCTTGAATCCATCTGCTTGCTTTGGTTTGCCGTAGACAGTGTTGATGTTCTGGTTCCCGAAATATCTTTCAAGTTCAGGATGCTCTTCTTTATATTTATCAAGAGCAGAGATCGCCATATAATTTGACGTGACCTCTCCTGTCTCTTTGTTAATCCATTCGTAGGTCGGCATTTTGTTCTTCAGTAAATTGGTCTTCTATCCAGACGGGAGTACCTTCCACTCGCATATTGAAAGACAATGTATATCTTTCTACGTTGGTAGGTTCTGTAAAGTGTACCACGTTTGATGGAAATAGTACAAGAACAGAATCGCGTGGTGCAATTTTGTATTGGGTGGAATTATATATGTTCTGAATAGCAATAGTTGGTTTCATCATCGAGTGTTTGTGTCTTTCAAACACGAGAGGACCACTGTTGCCAGACAAGAATACATTTCCAGAGTACATACTGTTGTCGTGGAAGTGAGGATAGGAACTTCCTCCGACATTATATTTATTGACCCAAGATGTGGTTACCTTCATACGATGATGCTCGGAACTAATCCCGAGCATACCGTGAGTGTATTCATTGATGTGTCTTTCCAACCACTTTGCCATCTCTGGAAAACTCTCAAGCACCTGTTGATCCGTTGTCCTGTGTGCCAGATCAGAGTATGAGTAACGAACATACTCTAGAGACTTTACCTGAGGTAAGATGTCAGGCATATCCCTATCGGGATCGGTAACGTATACAGGTGTAGAGAATAGTGGTAGTGCCTGAATCTCTGTCATAATGTAAGCAATTTAGTTTGTACTCCGAACTTTCCTCTCACAAATATATTAAAGGAAAGACTAACGCGAGGTTCATCCAACTGATGTTCAGTCACATAATGAACCATATCGGAGGGGAATAAACATATCATCCCAGTCTTGGGCGAAATTCTATAGACACTTGAGTTATACAAATTGTAATTTGCAATCGTAGGTTCAACCATCTTGTACCTGTTGGCATCGAACACAAGTTCTGCAGATCCTTCTGGTGCTGACAGGAACATCACCGCTGAGTACATACTGTTGGTGTGGTCGTGTGATCCAGCACTCTGTCCTTTGTGTAGGACACTGATCCAAGAGTTTGGAATCTGTAGGTTGTGATCTGAACTAACACCCATCACACCATTCACGTACTCTCTTACGTGTTTGTATGCCCAATCAGATAGTTCTTGTGGAAGAACATCCAGTACATTGGTTTCTTGTGACAAGAATCCACCAGTCCCACTCTCGACACACTCAATCTCCTGAAGTTCTTTACCAACCTCAGGCATCTCACCATCCACTGAGACATACAGTGGAGATGAGAACAGAGGGATGACCTCGGTTGACATCAGTCGATCCTCAATGAAGGAGCAAGATCACTCCAGTCAAGACAATCTTCCTTTGCATTACAAGGACACTGCTCATCACACCAGTCCATTGCTGCTGCGGTGATAGGGAACTGACAGATGAAGTGTTGCTTACACAGTTCAGCAATCTCCATATGTTCCTTCTGTGTACCGTTAGCAGACCTAAGGGCAATGTAATGCACCCACGATCGCACAGATCCTGTCATATAGATTCTGGTGGGCGTTGCCAGGGGAAGCACAAAACGAGCACACTCCTTTGCGATGCCCTCTCGAAGGAGTTCATTGTACAGGTCCATACCTTCAACAAAGTATTGATGGATGCGACCTTGAAGGAATGCTTTCCTATCTGCTTCTACAGCATCGATACTGTTCTGCCTGTTCTTAGAGTCTTGGAGACGCAGGTCAGGAACTTCAATCTTTTGAGAGAGGAGATTCGTATCAGCATACCGCTGGGAAAACTCTTGATATGTGAAGCTACGGTGCCTCAAAATTT